ATTTTTGAATCTTTTTTTGAAGAAGGCATTTCTTGTTCTTCTTCAGATGATTCATCTTCTTCCTCTTCTTCCTCCTTCTCCACTTTTGTATTTTTCTTCTTTTTATCTTGTTTTTTTGTTTTTTTTACTGTAACTTCTTTTTCTTTCTCTTCTTCACTTTCTTCACAAGTTTCATATTCAGATTCTTCATTACTTTCCTCTTCTACAATTACTTCCTTTTTATATTTTTTCGTAGAAGCAATCGGTTTTACATTTTTTTTATCCTTATTTTTATTTATTTCTTGTCGTATTGTATTTTTTAGCTCTTCGCCTGTTTTAATTTTTTGATTCAAGTGTTTGGACGGGAATATTTTTTGCAAGAATTTACGGTATTCATGCTCATCCATTTCATCACTTTCACTATCACTTGTATACAAACTTTCATCATCCGAACTTTCAGCACGCTTTTTAGTTGGCGTTTTATTTTCCATTTTTTTTGTTGTACTTTTTGATATTTTCTTATTGTTTAATTCACGTGTCATTATTATATTTATGTAATATATTATATAAATTTTAAATTCTATTTCACTTTTATTTATATAAGTTAATTTTTTATTACATTTAACTTTTATTACTATCAAAAATAATATATATAATTAATATATAATTATGGCATCTCAATTGTTTTATGTAAAAATTGCGCCTGAATCATTACCAATATTAAACGACATTCCTAGTAGTAATAAGCCATTTACTTTTAAAAATGATGCAACTGATTGTGTTGAACATACATTATGGTTTCTAAATGTTCTAACGGATGAAACTGCTAGTAAACGTTCTTATATACAACAATGCACACCGAAAGGAACAACACCTGCAGAAATTATTTCTTTACTTCAAGAAAAGCATCCAGATTATACTTTTACTTCTCAAAATAGCACATTTAAATATTTAACTGAAAATCTTCCACTTAATTCTGCCACAATTTGTGGACTTAATCCTAATATAGGTAAATTGGGTCATGCCGTTATATTTATCAAAAATGCAGAAAATGTATTCTATTTAGTGGATAGACAACAAAATGTAAAATATGGTGGTGATAATATTAATATATATTTATCATCGCAATTTGACAATATTAATGTTAATCTATTTTTTGCAGAATCTAATAAAAAGCGTACAATTTCAGATGTATATTCTTCTATTAGAAAACCGGATACCTCTATTCCGACTAAAATGTTAAAAACCGCTGGGGGTAAAAAACGAAATACTAGAAAAACACGAAATACTAGAAAAAAACGAAATACTAGAAAAACACGAAATACTAGAAAAAACAAAATAAAAAATAAACCTAAATAAAAATAAAACTACGATAAAAAATAAAAATGAAATTATAAAACAATATAAATCTAAATATTATACTATATTAAGACATGTCTAAAAAAGGAACCAATCAAATGCAGCCTGTATCAAAAATTATTGGTATTCAATTTGGAATTCTGTCTCCAGAAGAAATACGAAAGGGTTCTGTTGCTGAAATTACGAGTAGAGATACTTATATTAACAACAAACCCGTTATTAAAGGGTTGTTTGACCCAAGGATGGGAGTGTTGGAGCCTGGATTAATCTGTCCTACTGATGGTTTAGATTATATGAAAACTCCAGGCTACTTTGGTCATATTGAGCTTGCTAGACCTGTATTTTATATTCAACATTTAAGTACTATTTTGAAATTGTTGCGTTGTGTTTGTTTTAAGTGCAGTAAATTATTGATTAGTAAAGAAAAATATAAACAGGCATTAAAACTTAAGGGGGAAGCTAGATGGAAATACGTATTTGAAATTTGCAAAAAAATGCGCCGGTGTGGTGAAGATATTAATGATGGGTGTGGTTGTGTTCAACCCAAAAAAATTAGAAAGGAGGGACTTGCAACTATCTTTGCAGAGTGGGGTGATAACTCTTCAGATTCTGAGCAAATTGTTATTAAATTAAGTCCCGAAATGGTTTTGAAAATATTCAAAAGAATATCTGATGATGATGTTTCATTTATGGGGTTTAGTCCTCTTTGGTCTAGACCGGACTGGATGATTTGTCAAGCGATGATTGTTCCGCCTCCTGCTGTAAGACCTTCTGTAAAACATGATGCACAACAAAGGTCTGAAGATGATTTGACTCATATTTTAGTCAATATCATCAAAGCAAATAAAACATTGCAAGAAAAAATACAGAACAATGCTCCCGCAAATGTAATTGATGACTGGACAACTGTTTTGCAATATTATATTGTTACACAAGTAGATAATAAAATTCCAGGAGTTGCTTCTGTAGCGCAGCGTTCTGGAAGACCCTTAAAATCTATTAAAGATCGTTTGAATGGAAAAACAGGAAGAATGAGAGGAAATCTTATGGCAAAACGTGTGGATTTTAGTGCTCGTTCAGTTATTACTGCCGACCCTAATTTATCTATTAGTGAATTGGGTATTCCTATGAAAATTGCGAAAAATATTACCAAACCAGTAGTAGTAAATCGCATGAATAAGGCATTCTTAACAAAACTTGTTCAAAATGGTCCTGATATTCATCCTGGAGCGAAAATACTAGAAAAGAAAAACGGCGAATCTATTACTCTTCGTTATGTAGACCGTAATTCTATTATTTTGGAAGAAGGAGACATTGTTCATCGTCAAATGATGGATGGGGATGCAGTGTTATTTAATAGACAGCCTACCCTTCATAGAATGAGCATGATGTGTCATATTGCTAAAATTATGACAAAAGGAGATACATTCCGCATGAATGTAGCAGATACAAAGCCATATAATGCTGATTTTGATGGTGATGAGATGAACTTGCATATGCCTCAAGACCCAGAGGCAGAAGCAGAATTGAAAAATTTGGCTGCTGTCCCATACCAAATTATTAGTCCTGGAAACAATAGTGCTATTATCGGCATTTACCAAGATTCTATGTTGGGTTGTTATTTGTTTACAAGAGAAAATATTAATTTTACTCCTCGTCAAGCAATGAATTTGCTTATGATGACAAATACAGTAGATGAAAAACAATTATTACAACAAATGCAGAATAACGAGAATAATAACAAAGGAAAAGTTATCTCCAGTTTCAATATTCTGAGCCAAATCTTCCCTCCCCTTTCCATAAAATATAAAACAAAGTCGTATGATGACGATAAAGATGATCCAAAAACATCTAACTCTATGCTAGAAATTAGAAACGGCGAATACATTCGCGGACAAATGGATAAGAGTGTTTTAGGTGCAGGCACAAAAGGATTATTGCAAAGAGTATGTAATGATTTTGGAAATATGGAGTGTGCAAAATTTATTGATAATCTGCAAAATGTAGTGACTGAATATTTGAAAACAACCGGGTTTAGTGTAGGAATTAGTGATTTGATTTCGGATGATAAAACAAATAACGAAATTGTAGAGGTGATTACTAAAAAGAAAACGGAAGCCAAAAATCTGATTGAACAAGTTCAAATTGGTATTTTTGAAAATAATACTGGAAAAACAAATCTAGAGGAGTTTGAAACACAACTAAATAACATTTTGAATAAAGCCACGGATGAATCGGGTAAAATTGGTTTAAAAAGTTTAAGTAAAAACAACCGATTTGTTACCATGGTTAAAGCAGGTTCAAAGGGTAGTGATTTGAATATTACCTTTATGATATCTTGTTTGGGACAACAAAACGTAGATGGAAAACGAATTCCATATGGATTTAATGAACGTACATTACCCCATTTCAGTAAATTTGATGAATCCCCTGGAGCACGTGGGTTTGTAGAAAGTTCTTATATAAATGGACTCACTCCAGAAGAATTGTTCTTTCATGCGATGGGTGGTCGTGTAGGTCTTATTGATACAGCTGTAAAAACATCTACCACTGGTTATATCCAAAGAAGATTGATTAAGGGATTAGAGGATTTAATGGTAAATTATGATATGACAGTGAGAACCAATAAAAATAAAATAGTTCAATTTGCGTATGGGGATGATAACGCGGATTCTATTAAAGTAGAAAATCAAAAAATGCCAATTGTGGAGATGAGTGTTCAGGACATATATGCCCATTACAATATTCAAGAAGAAACACCAAAGTCAAAGGTCCTATCTAGTATTTTCTTGAAAAATGTGTTGGCTCGTTACAAAAAACAAGCTGCACAGTTGAAGGGATATTGTGATAAATATACCCAATATATGATTGAACAAAGAAAACGATTAATTACCCATGTGTTTAAAAATAAATTGGATAGTGAAAATATGGTGCATTCGTGTGTGGCATTTTCCTATATCATTAGTAATGTTCAGGGACAAACTAATTTGACTAGTTCATCTTTGGTAGATATTACACCAGTAGAAGCATTTGAATTAATTGAAAAATGCTTTGAGAACTTGAAAAAGAATATTTATTCTGCGCCTACATCATTATTTGAGACATTGTTCTTTTATTATTTATCTCCAAAAGATTTATTGGTGTTTAAACGCTTCAACAAAAGTGCATTGATTCTCTTACTAGATAAGATTACATTGGATTATAAACGTGCAATTGTTTCTCCAGGAGAAATGGTTGGAATGATTGCGGGTCAAAGTATTGGTGAAGTCTCTACACAGATGACATTAAACACCTTTCATTTTGCGGGTGTGTCATCCAAATCTAATGTGACTCGTGGAGTTCCGCGAATTGAGGAAATATTATCTTTGTCGCCTGAGTCTAAAAATCCATCTCTTACGGTTTACTTGAAAGAGGATGAAGAAAAAGACAAGGACAAGGCAAATTCGGTTATGTACATGTTGGAGTATACCACATTAAAAGAGCTTGTTCAAACAATAGAAATTTGTTTTGACCCGGATGACTTGCATACTTTGATTGAGGAAGATAAACCTACCATTGAGCAGTATCGTGCATTTGAAAATATGGTGGATGAATGTGTGGAAAGTAATATGGCAAATGACGAAAATGAAAAGTCAAAATGGATTATTCGTATGGTAATGAATCCGGAGACAATGCTTCAAAAAAATATTACTATGGATGATGTTCATTTTACATTGAATGGTAGTTATGCAAACCAAATTAATTGCATCTATTCTGATTTTAATTCGGATAAATTGGTGTTTCGTATAAGAATGAATGAAGTGGTTAAAAGTAAAGGAGGCGCAAAAAAACAGAAAGTAAACCCATTAGACCAATCTGACCAAATTTATATATTGAAAAATTTCCAAGACCAATTGTTAGACAATATCGTATTACGAGGTGTCAAAGGAATCAATAAGGTTATTTTGAGAAAAATTAAGAATAATGCAGTAGAAAACAATGGTGTTTATAAAAAAGAAGATATTTGGGTATTGGATACGATAGGAACTAATTTATTAGATGTGTTAGGGTTGGATTATATTGATAACAAAAGAACCTTCAGTAATAATATTGTGGAGATATATAATATTTTAGGGATTGAAGCTGCACGACAGGCGATTTATAATGAAATTGTAGATGTGATTGAGTTTGATGGTGTGTACATCAATTACCACAATTTCAGTGTGTTGGTAGATAGAATGACCTATACCAGTAAAATGATTTCTATTTTCAGACATGGAATCAATAATGATGATATCGGCCCTATTGCCAAGGCATCTTTTGAGGAAACTCCCGAGATGTTCTTAAAAGCCGCAAGACACGCCGAATTAGATGCGGTGAAGGGTGTTTCTGCAAATGTGATGTGTGGCCAAGAAGGATTCTTTGGTACAAGTGCATTTCAAGTAGTGTTGGATATTGAAGAAATGCAAAAACTAGAAGCCACTAGTGAATATGAAGAAGTGAATGAAAAAGAAGAAATTGAGAAATTATTTGGAGTATATGACAAACCAGAAGATTCTTGTTCATTGAATAATTTATCTATCCAAAATAATGTGATTAGTATTAAATCAAGCGATATGGGTAATGACAATGATTATAATCCTGGATTTTAATCAACTAAATAATTATTTAAATAATTATATTAAATCGTATAATCAAACAAAATATTTATAAATTTATCATATAAAATTTGTCATTTTAAATGAGAAAAGGCTAATTAACACATATACATATTATCTGAAAGAAAATAAACCATACCTTCATTCAATGAAACTTTTGATTTCCATCCTAATTTGTTAAACGCCGGTAATGGATCTTGATATATATGTTTAACATCACCGGGTCTTTCTTCTTTATAAACAATTTCACATTCAAAAAATTTTGCAACATCATTTAATGTATGATTTACACCAGTACATAAATCAAATACACCAGTTTCTATAGAATTCATTGCACAAATATGTCCTGAAACAATGTCTGACACATGTGTAAAATAACGACTTTGAGTACCATCACCAGTAATTTCTAATATATTTTTCTCTTTTTTACATTTTCTTAAAGCTGAAAATACATTAGGCGATGGTCCCAGTTCAGATTGTCTTGAACCATAAACATTTGAATTTCTTAAACATACAACCGATAAATTATACATATCAGTATATACTTTACCAAGCCCTTCTAATGCTTCTTTACTTGAACGATATGGTGTATAAAACGCATATACTACATTAGATGGTTAAACAATTCGGAACAAAATAATATAAATATATCAATACATTTTACATATATGAATGATTTATTTATAAAATACATAAATAAAAAAGGAAAATATAATACTATAGATATTAAAGAAGATGACGCCGTATTAATTACCTTATTTGGTCTTTCTCCAAAAGGATACAATAAAAGAAAAGAGAAATATCATTTTTTTTTGCAAACAATTAATAATATATTTTTGTCAGACCTACATAAAAAACAATTTATAAATATTTTTTGTAAATTGCAGCAACTGTATTTTGCTTTTAATCGTATTTTTTATATGCATAAATATAAAAAAAGTACTATTACAGTGAATGCAGATTTAACATTAGCTCCT